AGCCTAGGGCCCGGTTCGGCCGGTCCTTGGCCTCCTGCATGACGGCCGCTGCTTTTTCGGGAGAAATGGCGGCGCCTTTTTCAAGGATAGCCCTGGCCGCCTCAAACGCCCCCGGATTTTCTGCCATGGCCTTCCTTGCGGCCGGAAGCTGCTCACGGTAGAACCTGTTGTTGCTGATCTCGCCTTCGTTCAGCATATCCCGGGCGGATTGCTGGGCCGACTTGCCGGAAAGCTGGTATTGCTGATCAATGGCGTTTTGAAGGGTGCCGGCAGGATGGGAGATATCCTTCCTTGCCGGTTCAACCGGGCCTCCAAAAACCTGGGCCGCGTCCTCGTCGGACTTGATGCCGCTGGTTTTCAGGATGCCCTCAACGGCGTCCTTGTTGTTTTCATAGAACTGGATATCCGCCGGGTCGGTGATCTTCTCCCCTGACATCAGACGTTCAGCGAAAGCTTGCGGGGTCTGTGTGTCCCCGAACAGGTCAATAATCTTTCCTGGCTGCTCTCCGCGCCGCGCCGCCTGCTCTGCTTTATAGGCTGCAAGATTCGCCGCCTGCTTGTCCCCGCCCGTTCCGGATTCAAGGGCCTTGATTCTGGCTGCAAGCTGCTCGTCGGTGATTTCCGGCATAGTGGACTTTACGGGAGGGGGAGTATCGAGCGCCCCGCGGGTCATTCCCCCGGCCCCCGGCGTGCCGCCCCCTGCTGCATCATCAGGGCCGACAAGGCTGTCGATGGCGCTGTCTATGCTGGTCGCTTTCGGCGTTTTCTTGTCCAGGAGGTTGACGGGCTTTACGGGGCCGGTTGAGGCCCCCGGCGTGGAAGAAACTCTCTTGCCTTCACCGTGGGCGAACCCGCCAAGACCAAGGCCCATGATTCCGCCCGTTATCCCGCCCTCTGCTGCGGCCTCTCCTACGCCTTCAAGGAGGTCCTGCTCTGGATTTACATACTTCTTTTTCTGGATGTTCGTCTCAAGCTTTTCATATCCGCTCTGCGGTGCTTCCTGGGCAGTCTCAAGGGCTCCCTGTTTCAAGACGGTCGTCGCCATTCTTTTACCGGTCTCGCCCCCGATGGCCTTACCGAGTACGGCCCCTGACGGTGCGCCGACAACAGCGGTTACCGCACCGACACGAAGCCCCCCGGCTATGGCCGCGTTCCTTGCGACGATCTTTTTAGCGTGGTCAACCTTCTGGGACTCGGTCATTTCGGATTCAACGGGTATGGAGGCATACGCATCAGCGAATGCTTCAGAATTTTTGACCTGCTCGTCGGCGCCCTGGTCCATCACAAGATCATAGATATCGACTGCGGACTCATAGGCCGCCTGCGACCCTTCGCCTATCGCGCTGCCGATGATACCGGCCGTTTTCTTCCTGTGTTTTGCGATAAACGCCGCCACCTTTGGGCTTGTTTTTGCGACTGCGGGGAGCACACCGACGATACCTTTTGTGATCGCGGCACCGGTTCCCATCCCGAGGGCCGTTGAAGCTGCCGATTCAAGCACCGCCCCCAAAATTTTCGGCGCGCTTGTCCACGCCTTCCCGATATGCGTTTTACCGGCATCGTCTTTTGTGAAAAATGTCTTTGCTCTTTCCTCTTGGAACGCAGGGGACAGCTCCGATTCGGTCTGTTTTGCCCTGGCCTTATACATCCCCTCGATTTTCTTGCCTGTCTCATCGAAGCCGACGATGTCCAGGCCCCGGCCGATGTATTTCGCCCCGAAGTTGTCAAGCCCAATGGCCAGGGACCGGCCATAGTCGCCCATGGTCCCCTTGTCTTCTGCCTCACTTCTGCCGAAAATTTCGTCCTCTGAGACGTCGTCAAAGGCATTCCATGCTGTCTCTTCGTTTTCTATTTCGTCGAAGATGTTTCCGGTCTTGGCAACCGGGGCGCTTGTCCGTTCGGCTTCAATCTCGTCAAATACGCTCATCAGAAAGAGTACCCCGCTTGTCTGGCAAGTTGTTCGGCTTTCGTTCTGTCCCCCCCGGCCTGTTTGTAGAATTGTATCGCAGTCTCTTTGTCAAGCGGCTTCCCGTATTTCTGCATGTTGTTGTATTGAAGGGTCTGCTCATCAAGGCCTTCCGGCAGGCCCGCGGCCACCTGCTGCTGGGGAGAAAACTGCCCCGCCGGTTGCGGCGCTGCTGATAAAGCGGCCTGGGCCTGGGTTGTTGGTGTTTGGGGGGATGATGCCGTTTCGGCTTGCTGGGTTGCCCCGGACCCCACCACTTGCTGCCACAATGAAACAGCCTTTTGTGCCGCTGCGAGTTCAGCCTTCCCCTGGATGGTGGTTGCCGCATCGGGGTTTTCCTGGTATTTTTGAACGGTCTGCAACGCGACCTGGAAGGCGGATTGAGCTTCTTTCGTGACAACTTTTGTCCACTCTCCACCAGAAACCACATCTTTTGTCACAGCCTCCGTTCCTTTTCCGAACGGCAGGAGGGCCATATCGAGTTCTTTTTTCGCGGCCGTCAACTGATCGTTTGCCGTCTCTCCAGAAGACGCGGCATCTTCTTTCATGCTCACTTCTTTATACCCGCCCCGGCCGAACTTTTTCGGCGTCAACTCTTCCCCGCTGTCAACGTCCTGGATGACAGTGGTGGTTTTTTTAGGGTCTTCGGGGTCAACGAGGGAATCATATTTCACCACCATTTTCCCTTCCGCATTTTCGTAATATGTCCCTTTCATCATTTGGCCCATATTATAGGCTCGACGATTCTGCTCCCACCCGGGGGCGTTTTTTTCAAGCCCCCCCTCAAGGAGCATTGATTGGGCCATCTTATAAATCTGATCTGCCGAAGGGACCGGTATATCCGTAGTGGAGCCCTTCCGGTTTTTCACACGCATCGTTCCGGCTTCCTGGTTGATGATCGGGGCGCCCGATTCGTCCTTAACGATATCGAGCCCGTCGTTCACATCGTCATAGAGGTTAAGAAGCGCCGACATGCCCTGGTTCTGGTCGGCCTGGTACAACCCCCACGCCTGCTGAAAACCCTGCGTAAGTTTTTCCCTCGACGCCTTAGTCCGTTTCACGTCATTTTCGGCCTGCAACGTCTTGATCTCATCGTTTTTCAGGACTGCCGAAAGCGCGGTCTGTTGCGCCTTTGCGTGGGAAGCGGCCCTATATCGCGGGTCTTTTTTGGTCGCTTCGTCGGGCTGGTAATCGGCCCCGCCTTCAATGATCCCGCTGGATACCTTTTCAGTCGTCCAGGCGTCCGCGTCCTGTTCGGTCTGAAGTTTCAGCGCCGCATCACGAGCCGTAGCATCGTCCTGGAGCTTCAACGCCCGGTCCTCTGCATCTGTCTTCTGCTTCTTGTCGAAAGCTCCGAACTCCCTGATTGCCGAAGCAAGCTGAATCCCCTCATTTATCCCAAATGCGCCCATGGCGTCCCCTTATGAAAGATAATATGATGCGAGGCCGACTACAGCCCCGATTCCTGCGCCCCACCAGCCTCCGGCAGATCCGGACATCCCCCCGGCAGTAGCAGATGCCATGGCAGATCCAGCCGCCTGACCTGCAATAGCGGCCCCGACGCCGGATGATAGCGCCCCGCCAGCGCTCTTTTCCGTTTCGCTCGTCTGCTTCCCGCCGGTAGTTTGAGACCGGTATGCAGTGATAGCCGAATTTTTGGCGTCCTGCGATTTGTTGTAAAAAGTCTGAGGATCAATCTGTTGAAATCCGTAAGCCATGTCACCCTCCTATACCGAGGCAGCCGAAGCGAGCCGGTTGAAGTTCGTATCCTCGGCCGTGGTCTTTGCCGTTTGTCGGGCCGATGCAATCGCCTTTGTTTTGTCCAGCGCAGAATTAACCATAGCACTGGAGAAAGCCCCGGACGCCGGATTAAGGCCGGTCATGGCCGCGTTCTGGCGAAGGGCGCTCATCGAATTCTTGCTGGCCTGCTCCACATCCGCCTGGGCCTCATTCGCCTTCGCGTCGACGTCTACGCCGGTCAGTGCGGAATTCAGGTACGCGCTATTCACGCTGGTCTGTGTTGGGAGTGTGGATAATGCGCTTTGGTTCTGCGCGGTCGTAAGCTGATTTGACGAAAGAGCCGCCTCCGTAGACGACGGAATCAAAGACAGGGCGCTTTCGTTTGAAGCCGATGTGAGCGCGTTGGTAGACGCTGCGGCTGATGTTTCACCTGCAAGCAAAGAATTCTGCGCTTCAATGGATGCGGAGGCGTATTCCATCCCGGAAGTTGTCCCTTCGTCGTCATACCCTTCCAGTTCTCCACGGGTGATTGTTGTAACGCCTGCGGGGGCTTTAACCCCTGCTTGCCTTGTGTATTCCGTATAACTACCGTCAGCCTTCTTAACGACAGTGACCTCTTCCGTGGGGTCGTACAGCACGCCGTATTTGTAAAAATTATCATACGTTTTTGCGGTTGCTGAATCTTCTTTTTGAAGTTCCAACAACCCGGCGTTGTATACCGTGTCCCCGGACGAAACCGTGTTTGTATCAGAACCGCCCATCGTTCGTCACCTCCTCGTAAAGTACATTATTTCGGCAGGCCCCATGCGCTTCTCGTCATCCAGCCAGACGCCGAAGGGAAGCGTACCGCATCTATGCCCTCCGAACAGCTCCACACACCTGATCGCCTGTTTGTTCCTGGTTGGGATTCTCGCGATAAGCATGTCGATTGCCCCGCTGCTGCGCTGAAAAACATGGCTTATGACAGCCTCGCCGATCTTGATTGCGTTTCTGTAGTTCTCCGCCTTCGCCGCACCAAAATGGATATAAGCGGTGCGGTGCTCAAACCGATCGAGCCAAAAGAAGAAGGACAATCCCCCGCCATAATATCCCGCATACGAGGCCACCGTGGAGCCTGAGAGAAGCGCGTCAAAATCATCTTTGCTCTTAACGCTCCCGTCGAAGAACACGGCCCCAAGAGTTCCCTCAGAGACCATCCGATCAAAAAACCAGTCGGCCACGCCCCTTGGCCGGTACCTACCGTTGCCCCCTACGCTGTAAGGAAGAATCGCGACATTGCCCATGCCGCGATTCTATATCCTGGCCCCGCATCGGCAACACAAATGCTCGCAAATGTCCGCATCTGATTATCTGCCCGGTTGAACACCCTTCCCGTCCGATTTCATCACATCGGCTCTAAGCTTTTCCACTTCCTGCCGAAGCTCGGCGGCATGCTGTTCGAGCGCCTTGGCCCTGATGATCTCCCGCATGAGCGCTGCGCCCCCCCATTCCAGGATGGTGTCAAGGGGAATACTTTGTTGCTGCGGCTGGCCCTGGTTTTTATTCTGTTCCGGTTCCAAATTTCACTCCTATCGTTAAAAGGTTATATTGTTCGACGGCCCCGTCGCGGTAGCCGTCTCGGTCTATCGGGTGCCAACACATATGCTCTATTCTTGCATATGCGGCCCCAAATTCTTTTATCAGCCCAACGGAATATTTAACGCTGCTCGGGTGGAACATTCCTCCGCCAACATGTCTATCAATCAGAGTTTCGACCCTGGTGTAGGCCCTCACATTGATCACCTTGACGCTCTGCCCGACCTCTATACCGGCGAGATATGCAAGCTCCCCTCCTTCCGGGTATGCTCTTGCGGTTGAGTCGGAGGCCATAGATACATAGACGTTTCCGTCGAAAGCAAAAGCCATGTAGGGTATACATATAAATAATAAGAGAAATTTAATCATCAGTAGTCTTCTTTATATTAGATTCTAATTTTAATATCCTACCAAGTAAATCATCTATAAGCTCCTGCTGTTCCTGTCCCCATTTAATCATATAACCTATAATAGCATTTGTATTTGTTACATATTCCGCAGTCTCGTGGCCCGGGTGAACTACTAAATCTACTGCCAGATCAAGACCGGCAGCAAGGAGATTCTGAGCGGTAAATCCACAGATTTCTTTTTCAGGGCTCAGATCCATAGCAAATGTTTTTGACTCTACGGCCCTAAATTTTGCTATTACAGAACAGTCTAACTTACTTACATTTACTTTCCTTCGCTCATCTGATGTGGACCATGCTTGATATGCCCAGCAATATCCATTATCTGTAACATATAGCATATTAGCTGCAGAACTATTTCTTAATAGTATTGAAAAAGTACTTGAAGTTGTCCCTTTTCCATATGAGATAAGTCTATAGTATGAATTTGGCAGCACTGCTCCTACAGAAAGACCATCTGTTACAGTTACTGCAGTAGCATATACATTTGACCATCTGTATGAAGATGTTCCGAGAGTTGGAGTGCTGGATGTTGTATAAAATCCGCTTGAATTAAACTTATAGACACTAAAGCATGTAATATTAAACTCTGGGGTGACAACCCCAACAGAAGTTGAACCAGTCATATAAATATCGGCACCGTACAGCCATAACTTATTCCAATGATACCCAGTGGCGCCTATAGAAATATTATAGGAATTTCCTAAAGTGGGGGTCAATTCAAAGTAAGTCCCTGTATACCCAATCCTTGCAACGGAACTGAACAGGATACCGTTCGTTGAATTAATATTGAACGTACCTCCGCTGCTAATTGTTATCGTTCCGGTTGACCCTATAGCCATAGACCCAGACGAGATGTTTAAGGCCCCACCTGAATTTATATTCAGAATCCCGGATGACGAAATCGTTAACGTCCCGCTCGATATGGTCAGCGTCCCAAACGCCGCCCCATTCAGCTTCGCCCCGGTAATGGTGCCGGCCGCTATGCTTCTCGCCTCTATCGTACCGTCCACGACCAACGCACCGGTGACGCCGACGGTGTATGTCCCGTTCACATAACCCATGATGAACGGATATTTGGTAGAGTACCCGCTTGCCCCCACTGCAAATTTATCGACCCGGATCAGCATCGCAGAAGAGGACCCATTATTTACCAGACCAAACCCGGTCACATACCCGTTGACATCCAGCTTCACTAAATATTCCGACTGTAGATCGTCCAGCGAGGAGCCGTGGACGCTGAGGGTTGTCTCGACAGCCGCTATCTTAGAATTATACGTCGTGATTAAAACCCTGTTGGTGATTTGAGACTGCAAGCTTGTGTCGGTGTTCTGAAGCGTGACGATATTGGTCTCGGCCGTCGCCATATGAGTCGAAAGAGTGTCCACGGTGGCAATCTTGGTCTGAAGCGCTTCCGACAGGTAGTCAAGCTGGATGTCTCCTTGGAGTGTGGCCATAATTTCGTCTATGGTCGGGTTGTCGGCGTATTCAACACTCCCCGCGAAAGCCACGTCGGATCGGTTCCCGGACCAATCGACAGCTGCGAGCCAGTAATAATAATCCATATCCGGGATTATTCCGCCAAAATCCCGGTACATTGCCGCGCCTATGTAAGCGCTTGTCACGGTTACAATCGCAATGAGATCGGCCGTCGCATAGGTGGGCGCGTCCCCCGTTCTGTCCCACTCTGCACGCCAAACCTCGATATAGTAGAGATCGTCATCGGCGGGGTTGGTCCACGCCACCCTATGGGAAAACAGGCCATACGGGGCCACCGTAACGCCAGTGGGCGCACCGGGGGCTATCTCATCCGCCGATCCGGTGCCGGTCCCTCCGGCCGTGCTTGTCGACTTCAGCCCGCCCCCATAGACGCTCAAGTTGATTCCGGCGTTTTCCATATCCCGGAAGGTCACCACCTGCTCAAGGCTGCTCGACGCCCTGCCCTCCCTGGTGTCCAGGATGGTCTTGATCGGAGACAGAATCGCTTTGAGCGCGCTGTCTACCCCGGTTATGGCCGGTATGGATGGAAGACTTACCGCGCGTGTTGCCATTTTATCCCCTCAGCTCTTCCATAGATGTGGCAAGAACTATTTCTGTTATGTCCCTCGATGACGTGGAAACCAAAACCTCGGCCTCATCGTACTTCATCCCTCCGGGGAGCCTGAAAGCGTTGTGCCCCGTGACGGTCCGGGTGTAGAATGTTTCCATAACCGGGCCTGCTGTCGCCTTCAACGGCTTCACATAAAGCGTGAATGTGGCAGAATCAAAATAGCCACGAACGGCGGCAAACGAAAAGTTCGTCGGCGCGAACCTGAAGCGTTTGCTTTTGAAAATAGCCGTGAGATTGCTCGCCCCCGCGTCAAATTGCTCAATGCGAAAGGCCCCCGCATCTGTTTTGGTCAGAAGGAAGACCCCGTGCTCAGTTGCGCGGCAATCAAGGACCTTATTCGGAAGCTCAAACGGGACATAACTTGCCAGGGACGAGTTGAAATCCAGGATAAACCCCGTCTTCAGGTTGTAATTGTAAACGAAGTACCGGCCATCGTAATATATCAGCAGCATGTCGCTCGGATTGAGAGCGGCCCATTGCCGGTCCGTGAACAACTTGCTCGTCCGGGTTAGGTTCACAAGCCCGTCGTCAGCATCTATCCTGATCAGACCGGTTGTCGACACATAAGCGACGAAGCCCTTCCCGCTTGTAACTCCCCTGGCGTTTAGCCCAGGGTGAAGCTCCCCGACCTTGTACGGGGACGGGCTGCTCGGGTCATAGCAGTCTATCGTCCATGGTTCTCCCTTGGTCACAACCACGAGGGTCGTGTCGTATCCGGCGAGAGCCACGACATCACGGCCCGTTGCCACCGTGTATGCCGCCGGCCACCCATACGGGATGTACGGCTCGGAAAGAGCCACCTGGTTACCGGTAAACCCGGCAAGCACCCCGTTTGAAAGCAGAACGAGCCCGTCCATGTCGGCATCCGGCGGCTGGAAATCTTCTGTCGACAGCGCTTGCCCTAAGCTCCCATCATCGATCAGCTCATATAAGGTACTGCCGTTTCTGTCGGTTACTGTTGTTGAGGCCACGGGGATATGCCCGCCGGTGGTGTCGCTCTCGACCCACACGGAAGGGTATAGCAATTGGTATTCGGCCCCTGACGTACCGTTGTTCAGCCTGAACACTCGGTACCCGATGATATTATATGTGGATGAATACCCGGTCGGGAACGTGACCCCGGTAAGCGTGACGTACTGGCCGTCCATTACCGTCACAATAGCCGTCGGGTCGCTCGGAGGTCCCTGCTCGCCCCATGCCGTGACGTAGCAGTAAACGTATGAGACCTCCTCCTGAGTAGCGGTACCGATTCCGGCGGGGTCTGTAAAGAAATTGATCGTAAACGGGACGGTCGGCTTCGGTACGCCCATGGCATACGACGTCCCCCCGGCGTATCCGGCCTTAGTTGCTTTCCTCGGGGTGCCGGTGCCGGTGAAAAAAAACCTGTTTGCATCGTTGAATACGGGCGCATCGCACAGGTGGACCACGTCGCTAAACGCAAACCATGTTTCATCAACCTTGTGAATCGTCTTAAGGCCGCTGCCGGATGGCGTTTGGACAAAAAGCGGCGCCCTCAACGGGACAATGCCGCCGGACTCAAACCGGCAATTTTCCGCTTCCTGGGCCTGCCCGTTTTCGAGCAGGTGCGGCTCAAGCGCGGGCATCTGGCCGGTCATGGCGTTGATGGAGATTTTCATATCAGTCCGCTTCGACGATTGTGACGAACGCCGTGCTGGTCAGAGTGCATTCGGAATAGTCGATGTAGAGGTGCATTTTTTTTCCACCAGCATAATTCCAAATCATCACGCTGCCGTCCGACGATTCAAGGGGGATTTTCGCACCCGTCATAGAGCCCACGCGGATGTATAGCTTGTCCCCTGCGGCCCCCGGCCTGAAGATAATCTGAGAGACCTTGAGCTTATTCCCCTGAAGATCGGTCGATGCAAAATCCGAGGTATCCGAGAATGTGATCGTGAACGAGCCGTCAATTTTTTCTGTCACCGTCTGAGCCATAACCCCTCCTTTATAAAAACATTACCGTTTAATTAACTATCTTCAAAATCAAGCAACCACCCGCCCGCCGATCTCCGCATTTTGAGTCGACGCCGCGTTAGCCGCATGCCGATCCATGCCCCCCGCATACGCGCCATAACGCAGACCGCCCCCCGACCGAAGCGCCCGCCAACCGGCCGAGGAACTGGCATAAAAATAGTCGGTGACATATGTGGTGCTACTACCACCGCTCACGCTGTTCGGGAGGAAACAACCATCATGGAGATTCCGCTGATAACCGGATGACAGTGGCAAATCTATCCCCATATCCGTGTAATTGGTCGCCGTGCCATCAGCCCAATTTGCCGGAGTGTTGCAGAGATAAACGCTGGCCTCAGTCAGGGGAGAGCCTACATACTGGAGATTGATTCCATCGACCCATTTCCACAGATGGCCATAGAAATTTTCTATCCCCCTAAAACTATTGGCGATGTAATACCCCGTCATATCGTCGGTACACCGCAGTGCAGATGGGGCATTCTCCCAGAGTGCCGATCCGGAGGCATTCCCCAGGGATGCCGTGATGCCGGTTTTGCATCGTTTGGTGAGCGCCCAAGCGCTGGCCCCAGTGTACCCCGGAATAGCTGCCTGGCTGTTCCATGTCTTGTACTCGGTCAGGAACAGCAGGAGCATGGCTTCATCGGCCCAGAACGGGTATTGATGAAACACGCCATCAACTGAATACGCCCTTCGTTCCGTTCTGTGAAAATAGGTCAGTGGATAATAACCATAAATTGAATGAATCAAATCTCCGCTTGTCCCTGTTTGATCGCCGGTCCCATCCACATAGGCTCCGGATCGCTTCAGCACAGCTTCGAACGCGGAGATATATTTATAGGAAGACGTTACTCCACCTTCCAGGAACCACGGATGAATTGCTGAGGATACAACCGACAAATCTGATTTGGTCAACGAGAACGGTGACCTGCCGATCAGAAAATACTTGTTGTCTCCATCCGTGCAAATAATGTATCGGAATTGCGGAACCTCAACCATCACCTGCCCGTCAGCACCGGTCAGAATCGCAGGATCACCGTTGATTTTGTACGCCGAATTGCTCGGATCGCAGTAGTAATTCACACCGCCCACGGTGTGATTTACCAAGCATCGGCGCATCAAGCCCTGAATCGGAAATGTTGTGTAGTTCCTCGCAACGAACTGCCCTCCAATTACCACCCCTGCTGTCATTACGTCCGTAGCTGAGTTCCACCGGACACCATATGGGAGACTTCCACCTCCCCCCATGCGCATAGACATATCCATTCTCATAATGCCTCCAGCGCCTTAGTATCGGTTACAACAACGAAATCACGAAAAACAGTGAATGTATTCGCCGTAGTCATTCCAGCATCAAAAGCCCCTGTGCGATAGATTAAGAGCATCGGGTAGAGAAGCGCGGCCTGCTCTTTCGTGAACTGTGTAGCAATATACGCATGGAGTTCAGCCTCAGTGCATTTAGGATTTTCTTTTATCCACGCGACCGCAACGACCTTCAGCGCTGCTTTCAACTCGGACAAGCTGATATCCACCCGACTAACGTTACGTTTCTCGATGGGAAAAACCCTTCCCGCGTTGATATCGTATTTCGCTGCCGTTTCCGTAAGCACAGTTTCCCACGTTTTAGGCTGTGATATGCTGGCCCTATGGTCATTCAGCGCAGCCACCTGAAGGATATCCCAATGTTCGTAAAGGAATAGATCAATGTCCTCTATTTGCTGCCCAGTGTCTGGAACGTAATATTCATCGTAATTGTAGAGCGTCTCGCCCTGTTCACCTGTGCTCGTCGTGAGGTTGCACGGATACAGGATAACCCCCTGAAGCCGCTTGATTACTGGATATGTGTTGGACTGCGATTTAGCCATTCACCAGCTCCTTAAACCTAAAGAGTCTCATCATTTTTCAAACGAAATCACGCCGACTTGAACAAAAACTTGCAGGCGATATCAACAGCAAGAGACACCAGCGGCTTAATCTTCGCCCAGGTCTCGGCCTGTCCACCGGTGCTCACTGCAACCACGCCAGACAAAAGCGTTTCAACCGCCGACATGACGGCCGCTTTCTTCGTTTCGCCGGTCTTTTCACCTTCAACCAGAGATTCGGCGTTCTTGCAAAGTTCAATGATGTACGGCACAAGCTGAAGAAAAATTGAAAAGTATTTCATCGTCGCTATCCTTTCGTAAGTTGTTTAATTACCTTGATTATTTTCTTTATTGTTTTCAGGCTTATCGAGAACCTGATTCCGTCTTTTTGCGCCTTCTCCTTTAAGCTCGTCGACCAGCTCGACAATTTCATCGTCCACCTGTGTTTTTGAACGCCTTGCGTAAATTTTGAACACCCCGTAAAGAAACCCAATTATCAGCCAGTGGTAGCCGATAATCTTCATGATGAATGCTGTCGAGTCGAAATATAACCAGCCCATAATCCCTCACGGTGCCACATAGATGTTGTCGTAATCTTCATCGCTCGGCTTCTTGCAGAACATGAACCCAAACCTATTCGTGAACCACTCCCACGCTTTCGCCTTCCCTTCGTCCATGCCATCCTGGATGCACAGCCGCCGGAGAATTTCGTCAACAAGCGGCTTCCATTCCAGATCCAGAAGCCCGAGCCGGAACAGCCGATAGAGCGCATCATGCACGGCGGTTCCCCTGAGAGAATCACGTGTCGGTTTTGCGCCGGTCGGCCCTCCCCACCAATAGCCCACGGACAGTTCAAGCAGCCCCTTCGTGGACAGCCGAATGAACTCCGTTTCGATGTCTTTTTCCGGAAAAATCTGAACGACAAAGACAGCCGGATTCACAAGCTGAAACCCGCCGCCGACTTTCCGATATGTGATCCTTGGCGTCCCGAATATGTCTTTCATCATGGCTCCCTGGTAATAATGGTTCTGATCCCCAACCATATCGCCGTCATTATCCCCCCGGCGAGCACCGTGAACACAGTCACCGCCACCGCACCACCGATCTTTTCGCCGCAGGATCGTATAGAAACCATCATCCCCGCCGCTCTGCTGAAAATCTCAATCCCCCGGCTCAGGTTCCCGTCTCCGAGGTCCTTCAACCGCCCGAAGAAGTGGCCCATCTCCTGTTGAGTCTCAGCCCCCAGGTCACATAGGCAAACCCCGCTCCGCTGCTGGCGCATGGCGGCACAAATTATTTCCACAATTTCTTTCCGGTCTTCCGCAGATAGCGCCATCCCAACCCCTTTCAGCCGATCCATTCACCCGTAATATAGGCGGCCATCATCCGATGCGCCCTGTCCTTTACCTGTTTTCTCCACCGGCTATCCAGCCCATGGAACCCTGCCATGACGTAATCCTCGGCAACCGTCGACCCGAGGAACTTTTTGAACCCCAAGAACCGAGTGAGCCCCAGGTTGAAAATCATCATCACGACCACCGCCCTTCGGATCGGATCGAGCGTGAGCCCCAGGGAATCGTACCCTTTCACCGCTTCGGAGTAGTCCCGATCGAACCACGTCCTGATATGCTCGTCGCTCACCAGATCCCCAACGTGAAGCTCCGGGCATCTATGGCCTATGCCTACTGTCTCGTAGCCCTCAGAATCGAGATAGACGCGGTACTTCCTCCCCTCGTCCCTCTCAATCTGAACCATGATGGCGGTATCGTTCATCACCATGCCCTCATCTGGACCCGAGACGATCCGAGGCGCCCGGTTGCGATGTCGATCTTTGCCCTCGTAATCCCGGCCTTGAATATTTTCCGTTGCCGGTCCGCTTCGGTATGATCCGTCCACGGCTTATTCGGCATATCAAGGCACTCGGCCTTCGCCCCGGCGATAATTTCCCGCTTGAATCGGTCGTAGATGAAGTCGGGGAAGGATGTGCCATCCACAGGGTCAGGGGTCATGACGGCCCGTATGGTGATATCGAATGCGTCGGCGGGGGTATCTGCCAGGGTGATTTCGGCATAGTCGGATGAAACTTGGTAGTTCAGGAGGGCATCGTTCTCGTCTTTTACATAAAGGACCGCGACTACAACCATCCCGGAGTCTGGGGTGATCGGATAGGTGCCGTCTCCCGCCGATGTGGTTATACTGGTTATGTCGGCCTCATAAATCCATGATGCCCGACAAAACTCTACCACGGCGTCTCTTGCCCGTTCCTCGGCTACAAAATCAGGGATGCCGGTGAGCCCGGGGATAACCTTTATCGCCAAATCGGAAAAATTCATTGCGCCCCCTCTCCCTCTACCTGTTGACCTTCGGTGTGTTTTCCTGACCGGCCGCCGCTATCAGTCCGAGGGATTGCGTGAACGCGTTCTGATACGCAGCTGCGAGCGCGGCGTTTGCGGAATGCTCGGCATCTTTCAGGTAGGCCATATAGAGGACCCAATTCATCAGGGCGTCCACGTAGCAATCATCCAGTGTTATGAAATTGCTCCCGGACCAGGTCGACACAACCACATCGGCCGGGGACCATGAACCCACTATTTCGATGTACCCTTGCTCGGATGATGGTTGCGGCGGGTAGCAATAGAATTCCCCCGGGTTTCTGGAATCGAACATCCACAGCTTCATCACAGCGCTTGCCGTTGAGGCCTGCCATCCCGGCAGCTCCTCATCCATGGTGTTCCGGAGTACGAGACGAATGGCGTTTCCTCTGGTGGTTCCGCTGGTGCCCATATTGCACACCACGTCGATTAGACCGGCGCATGTTGACGGAACGGTTTGCTTCGGTCCCGCCGCGCATTGCATATTCGCCGCGAACATATTGGCCGCCGGCTGGAGCTCAACAATTTTCCGCTGCCCATCGTTCAGATAAACCAAAAGCTCGGCTTGACTCCAACGGACAGGGGAAGCGCTCTCGTTAAGGAGCTTTATCACCCTGTCGTTGATGATAGATTGCGCCGTGATTGTGCCCATGTGCCCCTCGCTTACTCTTTGTCGATTTCGACCGTGGCAGCCTCATTACCAGCTTCATTCTCGGCCTCGATCCGCCGATACTCAGCGACCACAAAAGCCTTGGTGCTCCCGACCAGCTTGATCTGCACCCCGTATTTTTCCATACAAAGGTCGGCAATTTCTTTCTTTGTCAGCTCTTCCAGAGGGTCTTCCGGGGCGGGTGCAGGGGTGGCCACAGGTTGGTCCACAACTTCAACTTTGGGGGCTTCAGGCTCCGCAGGCTTGACGACCGGGGCGGATCTGCTTACCGAAATCGGGATGTTGATTTCTGCTGCCGACAGAGAAACAAAACTGTCGGTCTCCGCATCGAATCTTGCCGGGTGCATGTCGGGCCTTGCGGCAAGCGTATCAGTCTTCACGTAAACCATCCCTGTCGATGGCTGGATTAAGTATTCGGTCATTGTCCTCTCCTATTTTTTTAACCCCTCCCGCTGGCCCGGCACCATTACCGGACCAGCATAGGGAGGAGGAAATGCGCCACGAATGGCGGTTGGCGCTTACGTCATGTGGTACAGCACGATAGCGACCCCGGCCCCAGCGGTTAAGCTGGTCCCGCCGACGGTCAGAACCACATCCGTCTGCGCCGTGAGGGTCGCGCTCGGGTAGTTCGCATAGGTTCCTACCGTTGCTTCTGTGACTTTCGTGTTTGCGAGGTAGGCCCCCACGGTACCGGAAACACCCACATCAATAGTGGGAGAGGTCCCCGCGAATGCGGTCATGATGCCGACTTCAACCTTGTCGATCACCGCCCCCGGGGGGAGGGTACCGACTGCGACGGTCCCGCCGCTCGCGCCGACATAGGTAAATGGTTTGACGAGCATTTCGGCGTTCCTTCGGCCATGGCTGGGGATAGCGCCGGGTTTGATTTTGTGGGTGGTCAGCTCGGTTACAGAAAGAGTTTCGTATCTCATGTTCACCTCTTGGCCTTTTAAGCCTCTTGGCCCCCAGGGCGGGGGCCTCTTGGTGGTTTACTGCTTAAACGGAGTACCAGAGAAGGACGGTAGCGTCCCCGGTGGTCCCGACGGTTCCGCCGACAGTCGCAATGACGGTTTTGTCCGCCGTGAGCGCGACGTTCGGCATGACCGTATAGATCCCGGCCGTTGCCTCTGTGATGCTGGCGTTGGCCATAAACGCCCCCACTGTCCCGGAGTAGCCGACGTCGATGGTCGCACCCGACCCGTTGAACACCGTGCGAACGCCAACGTCCACCCTTTCAACGGTCGCCCCTAAAGGAATCCTCCCAAGGGTGTATGCGCCCAACGTGAAGCCGACCACGGCCTTCAGGCATTTCAGCGCCTTCGTATCCCCATCCTGCGTTGCGATTTGCATATTTTGCCTCCTGTGATCCGGCCCGGAGGAGTTACCCGCCCGGGCCGGTGGTTATTTGTTCAGTGGTTAGCTTCCCTTTTTGCAGTACAGCTTCCCGATGGCGGTCGGCTGAATGACCTTGAACCCGTACACCTGGAGCCCGCGAAGCAGCTCACCGAAGTCGGTCGGGTTCTTCATCTTCTCGTTCTCGGTGAGCTGGGAGGCGAAGGTAATCGCGCTCTTGTGACCGAAAATCGCGTTGTAGCATTTGGTGCTGGTCTCGGTGGTGACCGCGACGTTGTTCGAGCTGAAGATCTCGAACCGATCGATCATCCCCACGCGGCCGTTCCGGAGGATGCTCTTTCCGTCTCCGGAGAGAGAGGCGTCCTTCAGCTCGGAATTCTTGATCCGCTGGCACACCCAGGCCGGGAGCACGATCCACCTGTCGGTCTCGGGCACGTTCTGTTCGTCCAAGGCGAGGCCGCACTGTGTGATTGTGTCGATGACGGTGCTGGTGGTGATCGCAACAGCGCTTTCCCCTGCGGTGCCGGTGGCGCCAAGGGAAATGTCCCCGGAGATTTTACCGGCGGAATTACCGGCGTTGTAGGAGTTCACATCCGCGTAGACCGAAGCCAGAAGAGAGGTGTCGATCTTGATCTTCATTTGCTGACCGGCGTCGTCGGACCATTTGTCCACATACGCGATGTCGGCCTGCTTCTCCTCGACATCGTTGACGGCAAACGCGTAGTACATGCCCTTGTCGATGAGCAGCTCGACGTTGTCCGCCCGGGGCCGCTCATAGTTGAGGTTCATTCCGATCTGGTATTCGGAAATGGTGATGTCGGGAACGGTACGGATCTTCACCTTGTCGCCCAAGCGGGTGATTTCACCCTCATAGGAGGTGTTGGCAATCGCGCCGAACACGGTGGAGAGGTAGAATTTTTCAAGCAACTTGCTGGACCAGATCTCGGGAATGTAAGTCCCGGACAGTCCGTTTCCGGACACATAGGTGGTCCCGGTGTTTGCGTTAATGGGATAGGTCATTTAAAGCCTCCATATCTCGCTATCCCCGGATTCTTCCCTCATTCTGAGCCTTGAATATGTCCGCCTGCATCGCCTGATACTCTGCCTCCCGGCCCTTGTACGCGCCCTCTCTTGCGTCCCGATAAAACTTCGAGATATCCGCCCGGGTCCATATCTTCCCGGAGAATTGAGGGCTGACGGGCATCGAGCCGGTTGCCTGGGTAGTGGCAGGCGTGATCGGCGGATGGGTATTCGTTCTCACGTCGGGGGGAGCCCCGAGGATTTGCTGTTTGAATTTGTTGAAAACCTTGATTGCCGTGTCGTGATTGAATTGCTGCTGGGCGCGGTTCATGATTTCGCGCATCCTGAACCCCGTTTCAGGGTCGGTGGTTTCGTCCAACCACTTCAGGAGCTGCGGATCATTGTTGAGTGCTTCCAGGTCGGAAACGGCCGCCGAAACTTTGCCATAGAACGTGGCGAACTGATCCGCCGCGATGGTGTCGGATACTTTCGGCCCCGGGGCTTTCGTCCCTCCTGCCTTCAGCCGCTCATTTTCTGCCTGGAGCATGTTCACGCGCTTTGCCAACTCTACGAACTCTTCCCCATAGTTCCCGAAGGATTCCGGGTTAAGTTGCTTCGCATCAGCGGGCCTCGGTGAGGTTTCCGCTTTCTTCGCGGCGTTCTGGAGTTCGGTTTGCAGCCGGGAATTCTCTTCAAGGAGCGCCGAAACCTGACTTCTCAGCTTCGCGCATTCCTTGGCGAGGCGCGGCACCTCCGCGTCATACTTCCCCTGCAATGTCCTTAACTGCTGCTCCAACGTGGCCGGTGTCCCTGCCGTGGTCTGGTCATGGTTCTGCTGCTGCGTTGCAGACTGATCCATTTCCGCCGCGCCCGGGGCCTCCGCGTTTAACGCCTTGATGATCTGCTCCGCCTGCTCTGCTCCCGCCCTTACCTGGGATGGGATGTTGTTCTGTTCGTCCATTTGCTTCCTCCATTGCGGCCTTTCTGCTCGGTCTCCGCCCGCCGGCGGGCCTGCGAAAGGTGTCGTGTTGGTGAGTTATGGGAACAGGGTAGAAGAATGAAAATTTAGGGCAACAAAACGAGGCTCAAATACGGACATCTGGACAGGGAGTGCGGGATTCGGCGGAAAGTGGTAGCTCCAGAACAAAAAAACGCCCGGAAGGATTGCTCCCCCGGGCGTCTTGGCGTTCTATATTGGCTTGCGCTTTATCCGATCATGCTCGACCGGTTCAACTCCTGCATCGATTTCGCCTTTGCGGTGTTTTCTTCAAATGACTTCAGCGCGGTCCTTGCATTCTCCACCGCGTCCGCGAGACTGGAAAGGGCCTGTGCCGCCCCCTGGAGCCATCGCACCCGGATAGGATCGTCTTCGGTGCGGGCTTCGACGTCGAACTTCGCCACCTGGGCCTTGATTGCTTCTACGAGAGCCCGGCCGTCCTTGGAGTCGTATAGCCGCATCATGGCGGCGATGTCCTCCAGGCTCCTGGCTGTGAACTTGGTGGGTTTTATCATCGCTTGAAATCCTGCCCGGAAACCTTATTCCCGGCGCCGTTCACCTGGGCCGGTTTCACCTGCTGCACCTGTCCACCGGCCTGCGCGGTTTGCTGCATCATAGCCGCTTGCTGCTGGGCCTGCTGCTGCTGTAAAATTTGCTCCTTGGTCGGGAGGCTCCTCCCCATATCAATATCGATACCGAGCGCAATGGACCTCAGCACTTCAATGATCGGGAGCGGACCGGCGATCTGCGCAATAGTCGGGTTCAGGAGTAATTGCAGGAATTCGTTCCTTCGCACCTGATTCTGTTCGCGGGCCACCATAGCCGACGCCCCGGAGGCCACCAGCTTGCAGTCCCCGCGCAACAGCTCCTCCTTGCGATCATAGAGAAGCATGTCGTCGCGCACTCGCCTGACCGACGGCTCTATCCAACCTTTGTCGATCTGTGTCACGATGCGTTTGATGCCCCTGAGTAAATTATTTTGCAGGATAGAAACCCCCGTTGCGGTATCGAGGGCGCCCGTGCTCGAATCTGATCCGCTGGCATATTTCGGGATACCGAGGACATTATCGCACTCCGAGCTGAACTGCTGGTAAACCCCCATGAGTTCGTTGACCAGGGCGTTGGGCTGGAAGAACCATAACGGCAGCCGGGTTCCGGGATCGTCGGATAGGTCGAAATTCCATACCTTCCAGGGGTGCATCTTGGAATAATCATGCCCGCCCGGATTTTTGCTCTGGTCAACTCCCACCTGCGGGCCTGACGCGATGGCCATATTGTTGAGCAGGGACCGTGCCGCCGCGTTACATGCGTCCACCTTATCGGTTATAATGTCGCACGGGGATTTTCCCCAGAACGATCCGGCTACGTTCCGGAAGCATGTTTTATAAATCCCTTTCCTCCCCAGCGGGTCCCCGTTGAGTTCGCACTTGATGGCGCAATTCCCGATCAGCCACAACTCTGCATTGTATTCGGCCAGCGGGTCCGGGATCTGCCCGGGGTCCATGCCAGCTTCGAGGAGATAGAGCCCCTGCACCGACCCCCACCATTGCAGGGCATCGATACGGGAGTCCGGGTCCCACAAAACACTGTCGCGGTTCTCCAGGCGCTTCCGTTCCGAATCCCCCGACACCATCAGCCAATCAGAGAGCCCCCCCCGGCCATGGTCTTCAAGGACTGTTCTGATAGAGGCCTCATCATACCCCTGCACCCCGATCATGTTATAGAGCTGCGACCGTGTGAGCCGGTGGCGGCGGAACAACCACCCGTCATCAATCCCCTTGCTGTTCGGGCTCGGATAGATATCGTGGGAGGATACCCACTCGAATTCCATCTGTGGCGATCTTTCCACAATAGGGTTCCCGGACTGGTCCCATTTCAGTGTTGGCTTTACCCGGTACACCGGCCCAGCGATGAATGCCGCCGGGTATGTGGAGAGGTCATCTATGGATTCCAGCATGGCGTTCTTCCAGCCGGATTCCTCCAGCTTATCCTTGACCACGGTCTCGGCCTTGGCGTCGTTCTTCCTGGCCTCTTCCCCGATTCGCTCCTTGGCCTTCTCGACGAGTTCCTTCAGCCGCATAGCCACATCGGATTGAGACACGGCCCAATCAGCGGCTTGCGCCTGCATCAACTCGGCTCTGACCTGTTGCTCGATATCCTGCTTGATCGCTGGGGACATTTCGGGCTCAGGGGTAGGGTCGATGTTCCACGGCTCCTGCCCGGGGACAAAAAGGGTATCGATCAGCCACGATTCGACAGAGGTGCATTTCTCGTCGGGGATCATCATATATATCGTCGACCCACCGTATGCCGCTATCTCGGATCTCTTGGCCGGCTCATACTCACCGTTCCGCATCCGGAGAGACCGGAGCATGCGCTCCTGGATAGGGGCTTTTGCGGTCTTTGCAGCGTCCCAGCATCGTTTCACCCATGAGACCAGGGAAACCACCTCGGGCCGGTTCTGCCGGTCCTCAGATTCCCGTCGGGAAACAGCGTCATCTCGCTCTTCCTCGATCATCTGATCATTGCTCTTGCACTGTATCATCCCGATTGCTGGCATATGCCTCCTATGTCCACCCGCCGACAGGTGGCGCCGTCGCTGTTTGTCCTATCCCCACTCCGGTTTGTCTCATGAGCCTGTTGATATGCTTGCCGTGACCCTGCCCGAGGGTTTGAAACGCGTCCGATCCGTTGGATGCGTCGTTGTGCAACGGCGTCCGTTTGTACGTCTGGAGGTGCTCATCCCACGCCTTACGATAATTCTCGAGCCTGGACAGACCGAGAGCGCACTTTGATTCATCGAACCAGCATATAGATAGGATCGACCGTGCGGCCTGGATGCTGTCCTGCTTGTCCTGGCATCGCGGGACCATGCCGAACTTGATCCCGAGCTTTGCAGCGGCCTTCATCCGGCTCTCTCCCGTGCCCAATTCACGGACGGATATATCATGCGGGGCGTTGTGCTGCCCGTACCGGTATCCCTTCTTGTTGAGCAGATCGGCATAATAGGCGAACCCCTCGTCAGAGTCCTCCAGATAATCGATGACGTGCAGCTCCCGGCCAACATCCTGCGTAAACCATATGGCCATCACGTCGTTCATCCCGAGATCCCACCAGGTATCTACCAGGAACGCCGGGTTGTACGGCACGGCGCAAATCCGCTTTTCCGCCCGAATCTTGTTAAACTCCGACGTGAAATAAGCCCCCAGCACATTGTTGAGGAACGCCTCTTTCGATGTGGACGGGTTTTCCCGGTAAACATCGTCCCCGAGGCGCTTCCACTTCGATACCCACCAGCACTTTTGACCCATTGACAGGCTGCGGCCTATCTCCCCTTCCAGGTTCTCCAAATACTGAAGCTGCGCTTGAGGGATAGGAATATAATGCTCGGGGGCCAGTGCGTTCTTCGGATCTTCCCACCAGGGCGCGAAAAAGAATTTGAATTCGAGCTGCGAGGGTTTCCGCCCCAACTTTTCGAGGTCCTGAGCTTCTTTGCAGATGTCGTAAAAATATCCCGTGCTCCCCTCTGCCGTGGACTCAAACACCGCGATCCCGTTCTTGGGAACGGCTTCAAGGGCGCCGGTTACAATCTCCCGGGCTTTCTCCGGATATGTGGCGGCGATCTTCCCCAGCTCGGAGACATGCAGCCGTTGGGCCGTATTAGACCGCATTGAGCACGAAACAGATATGGATGAATTGTTGGCAAAAATGAGTTGGTCGGAGGTTTCCTTCTTGAGCGGCAGAGCCTTTTTCAGGTTCGGCGGCAGGTTCTCATAGGGGAACTTCACCTTCCTGCGGAAAATCGATTGAGCGTCCGGCAATGTGTGGGCGATGATACCGGCTTCGATGTTGTCGTTGAACAGGCAATCGTCCAAAAAATACAATGCGATGAACGTCGTGAACCCCAATTGCCGCGCCTTCAAAATAACGTTCCGATACCAGATTGAATTGAAAAATTTCTTTTGGGTGCGCCTGCACTTGAACAACACCTTTTCCCCGTCCTCGTTCACGACGAGATACAGGTGGTTCATCCGCCACCACTTATCCTTAAGGAACTCATTGAATTCGGAGAGTTTCAGTTTCCGCAGGCCGGCATACGGGTCCTTCGGCGCTGCCGTTGCCAGGGCATCGGCATCCTCCCATGGGACCCCGGCCTCGATCATGTCCGATCGTTCCAGGCGTCGGGCTTTAATGGCCTCGATATCAGATGCGGTGACCGCCATCAGTCGTCATCCTCGTCGGGGGCAGGGTCGGGGAGGTCCTTGGAGCGGTTGGAGGCTTCGAGGACAATGCCGGACAGGGGGCAATCCCCATCCCATGAGTGTTCCACCTTGTCCACGAACAGCTTCAGGTGCTTGCCCAACAATTCCGTACAGCCCTTTACATCGATGATTTTATATTCGAGCTGGCCAATAGCGTCGTACTTGACGCCCACAACGGCTTTCGCGGTGTCGTCATCCAGTTCGTGGGGGGACTTCAATCGACCGTCCGGATGATACATTTTTCGGATATCGAACTCCTGACCCTGCATGAGCCGCTTAAGCGTTTTTTCCGGTTTTACCGCCAGCTTATCGAGCATTTTTTGCTTAAACTCGGCGACCCTTGCCTGAATCTTGCCCATGTGCAGCAGATCGTAAGCCCGTCTGTTTACCGTCTCGGGTTTCATCCCCTTGGCGTCGAACGCAAACCGATACGCGGCTGAGGCGTCCCCACCATCGCTGTATTTCGCAACGAACTTTTCCTGCTTGATAGTAAGAGTGGGCTTCTCGTTTTTTAGCTTTCCCTTTTGATTCTGCATAGTTATAGCCCGTTAAACCCCTAATCCCCGCTATTGAATTCAGCCGAATTTTGTATCACCGCCCAATTATAGCCCCGCCCTTTCGGGCCTCTTTGCCCCCAGCACATGAGGCGTTCTTCCTTCACCGATGATGCTGGGCTCATCGGCCACCTCGTAATAAAAACCAGTCACCTGGTGGGGCCTTTATCCCGGTTCCCCAGGCGGTTGATTGAAATGTCTTTCGTCGGCCGCTGCCTGGTGATCCCCGATAGCCCGAGCCAGGCCCGGGCGGTATTACCTCATATTGTCGCTGGATAATTTTGTTATTCAACCCCATCGTCCTCAGATATGGACATCTGAACCAAATGCGTCCTTGCATACCGGTGCAAATGCCTCTCTATGAGCTTTTCTTCCGTCCGGGTTGGAGCCCCCCACGTCCCCCTGGTGCGAAACACAACGGTATCATATGTCCTGGTGCTCAAAACCGGTAACCCCCGGATCGGAATTAAATCATCACCATCACACGCCCGCTCCTGCGTAGAGAACGCCTCGGAACAGCTGGGGCAATACCGCACACGGATTATTTCAAACGAATCCGCGTGGCTATTCCTGGGCGTCTCTACCGTGGTATGTAAAAATTTGCAGTTTGGGCAGCGCAATTATCGCTCCTGTGTTATCACCGGGCTTCTTTGATCCCTAAATAATCCACTACCACCCTCCGGGCAGACTCGAATCCCTTGCAGACCTCAGCCCGATATCCATGCGCTGATAGCCCCCTGATCCAGCACGCCTGTTCCTCGGTAGGCCCTGCCCCACCATCTGAGCGTTTCATCTCGATGTAGAGCCCGTGGTGGCCATTTCGCGGGACCGGTATGCACACGTCAGGCACCCCGGCTTTCATCCCTTCGGCCTTCATGATCGCGGCCAACGCAGGCCCACGTTTCGCCGCGTTGGGGATCGCATAGGCCATAAGCGCGTCCGGGTGGGAGGTTTCCCCGATCATCCGGAGCCACCGGAACAGAGCAGCTTGCTCTTGGTGCTCGGAGGGTACCCAGGGCTTGGCTTTGCGGGGGGCCAATTACGCGGCCCTCCGGAAAATGC